GGTTTTGTCGCTGCTGGTGTCGGCGGTGGTATCACTGGTAAAGGCGCTCACATACTTGTTATCGATGATCCGGTAAAAAACAGAGACGATGCGGAGTCACAAAATGCTAGAGAGAGCACATGGGATTGGTATACATCAACAGCTTATACGAGGCTTGCGCCAGGTGGCGGTGTACTCGTTATTCTTACTCGCTGGCACGATGATGATTTGGCTGGACGGTTACTTAAAGCAGCAGCCGATAATGGGGAACAGTGGGAAGTTGTTAATTACCCCGCTCGTGCCGAAGTGGATGAACAGTATAGAAAGGCCGGAGAGGCATTACACAAAGAACGATACGACGAAGACGCCCTCGCAAGAATAGAGAAGGCAGTAGGACCAAGAGATTGGTCTGCGTTATATCAGCAGAATCCGGTTGCCGATGATGGTGACTATTTTACGCGGGACATGATTCAGTATTACGACCGCGAAGACATTGACCACGATCGCATGAAGTTCTATTGCGCATGGGACTTGGCGATTGGTAAGAATGATCGCAACGACTACACGGTAGGCATAGTTGTTGGTGTAAATGAGTACGACGAAATGTTTGTTGTGGACATGGTTCGCGGCAGGTTTGATGGTTTTGAGTTGGTGGAACAGATTCTTGATTTATACGAGGTTTGGAAACCGTCCATCATAGGTATTGAGAAAGGTCATATTGAGATGGCCCTCGGACCGTTTCTCGAGAAGCGTGTACGCGAACGAGGTTTATACGAAGCGTACTTTAAAGATTTAAAAACTGGCAGGCGTGATAAAGAAGCCAGAGCGAGAGCCATCCAAGGCCGGATGCAGCAGGGCATGGTTTTTTTGCCCAAAGAAGAAACTTTTACGGGCCCTTTAGTGGCAGAGTTGTTGCGGTTTCCTAACGGAGTCCACGACGATCAGGTTGACGCACTAGCTTGGATAGGTTTGATGATGACTGAATTTAGTACATTCATAGAAAAAGTCGAACATATCCCTTCTTGGCGTGATCGTCTCCCTTCTCTGCTTAAAGGCGAGCGAACTAAATCGGCAATGAGCGCATAACGATGGTAAAACAGACAAAGATATCCCCAGCAAAAGAAGAAGAGATAACACGTGGTCAGTGGGAGCGCTATGAACGGGCTCGAGATAACGGCCATTTGGAATATGTTCATATGGCACAGAAGTGTGATGAATATTACCAAGGTGAACAATGGGATGACGAGGATGTTTCAGCGCTTGAGGCCGAGGGCCGCCCTGCCCTGACAATTAATACCATACTACCGACTGTCAATACTATTCTTGGTGAGCAGTCTACTCGACGGGCCGATATCCAATTCAAACCCCGGCGCGGAGGCGATGAGGATGTTGCGCACACACTTACTAAGCTTTATATGCAGATTGCTGATAGTAACAAGTTGGATTGGGTCGAACAGCAGGTGTTTTCAGACGGTTTAATTATGGACGGTCGAGGTTATTTCGATGTTCGTATGGACTTCTCAGATCATGTAGAAGGTGAGATACGAATCACGTCCAAAGATCCTCTGGATATCCTAATAGATCCTGATGCAAAAGACTCAGACCCTAAAACTTGGAACGAAGTATTTGAGACTAAGTGGATGACTCTCGATGAGATTGAAGAGTTATACGGTAAAGAGAAAGCGGACAGGCTGTTGTTTGTAGCGGAGAACGGGATGAGCTATGGCCCTGATTCTGTTGAGTATCAAGAAACCCGATTCGGAGATACTGAAAATTCTGATGACTTCTTTGGGACAAGTACTACAGGCGACGATGAATATCGAATGGTAAAGTCTTTGCGCGTTGTAGAGCGCCAACATAAGAAGCTAAGTCGCACGGATTTCTTTGTAGACCCTAACACTGGGGACCAAAGACAAGCACCAGAGGCTTGGTCAGATACAAAATCTAAGAAGTTTGCCAAAAAAGCAGGTCTATCGCTTGTAAGCAAAGTTATTAAGAAGGTCCGATGGACAGTTACCTGTGATCAGGTTGTTCTCCACGATGGCTGGTCGCCTTATAACGACTTTACTATTGTACCTTTCTTCTGTTACTTCAGGCGCGGACGACCTTTCGGCGTTATTCGCAACCTGTTATCACCTCAAGAACAGTTAAACAAAATCGCATCGCAAGAATTACACATTGTTAACACTACAGCTAACTCAGGTTGGATGGTTGAGTCAGGCTCGCTTGTTGGGATGACTGCTGATGATCTCGAAGAGCATGGCGCAGAAACAGGACTCGTGCTTGAGTATGCTCGAGGCACCTCTCCCCCACAGAAGATACAAGCTAACTCTATTCCTACTGGTCTGGACCGGATCGCTCAAAAAGCAGCGTTAAACATAAAAACAATATCAGGTGTGAACGACTCTATGCTGGGCACGGACAGCGCAGAAGTGTCAGGCGTAGCAATTCAAGCTAAGCAGAATCGTGGCGCAATTATGATCCAGGTCCCACTGGATAACCTTAGAAAGACTCGCCAGTATTTAGCTGAGAAGATTCTTAACTTGGTACAGACTTTCTATAGCGAGCAACGCGTCATCCAAGTCACAAATGATGCAGATCCATTGAAGCCTCGAGAGCCTATGGTCATTAATGAGATGACCCCTGAAGGTGAAATTATAAACAATCTAACAGTTGGAGAGTACGACGTTATTGTATCCACTGCTCCGGCTCGAGATAGCTTTGATGAAGTTCAATTTGCTGAAGCGATCAGCTTAAGGCAGGTCGGTGTTGCGGTACCTGATGATGCCATCGTTGAATACAGTCACCTTGCTAAAAAAGCAGAGTTAGCAAAACGCATCCGAACCTTAACCGGACAAGAACCACCAACACCCGAACAAGCCGAGGCAATGGCTCAGCAACAGCAAATACAAATGCAGCAGTTGCAGCTTGAGATTACGAAGTTAGAAGCTGAAGGTCGAAAGATTCAATCAGAAGCCGCGCTAAATATAGCGAAAGTACAAGATGTAGCCGAGGTAAATCCACAGCTACGTATGGCAGAGCTTCAAGCGAAGATGCAGATGAACCAAGAGCAGTTAGGGCTGAGACGTGACCTTTCTGCAGAAACAAATACTATCCGCCAATCTCAGTCTGAAACTAGTGCGGCAACCAAGATAGCGACAACAGCTATGCAACAAGCAAAAGCTCAAAACCAACAGGAACGATAGGAGTTCTAAATGATCGACAAAACCGAAGAAACAAAAGAAGAAGCAACCCTCGAGTTCGATTTGATGCCTGGAGCAGACAAAATCGAAGATGGAGACTCTATAGATCTCAGCTTCAACGAGGTTGAAGAGCCGGTAGCAGAGGCATCTCAACCAGAAGAAGCCGAAGCCGAAATAGAGGAACCTGAAGAAACTGTTTCTGAAGATGAACAGAGTACAGAAGAAGAAACAGTTGAGGAAGAGGTTGAAGAGAAAGAAGTCGTTGAAGCTGAAGAGGAAGAAGTCGTTGAAGCTGAGATCGAAACCGAAAAACCTAAGAAAAGTCCGATGGTACCTAAAGCGAGACTAGATGAAGTACTGGCAAAACAGAAAGCATTACAGAAGCAATTAGATGAAATCAACGCAGCCAATGAAAAAGCAGAAGAAGCGCCCGATGCGTACGATTTCGATGCAAAAGAAGTTGAATACCAAAACATGGTCTTGGATGGTGAGTCAGAAAAAGCGGTTGCTCTTAGAAGAGAGATTAGAAAAGCAGAGAGAGAACAGCTTGAGTACGAAATGCGCCAAGAGATGTCGCAAACTGTTCAGCAAGATCGTCAGATGACTGCCTTACAGCAAGCTGCTACGGCTATGGAAGAGGCTTACCCTGAGTTTGATCGTAATTCAGAGTCATTTAACGAAGATATGACCAACGAAGTAGTGGAATTAAGAGATGCCTTTATGGTTAAAGGCTATGAAGCCGTAGACGCGTTATCTAAAGCTGTAAATTTTGTTGTGAAAGACAATGACTTAGATAAGACCGCTGCTGAAGGTTCCGCACTTACAGCAAAAGCCAAATCAGTGGATGAAATAGCAAAAAAACGCGCTCAAGTGAGTAAAAAACTGAAAGCCGCTGAAGCGCAACCCCCGGAACTACCCGGAGAAAGCGCGTCAAGAGGCGAGAGCAAAGGAATTGATCTAGCAACAATGACTGAGGATGAATTTAACGCACTACCCGAGGCTACTTTAAGACGACTTCGTGGTGACATTGTTTAAATGAGGTAACTTATGCCCGCACGAAAAAAGAAAAAACCAAGTATGAAAGGATTTTCTCAGAAGAGTGGGGACAAACGCCCCACTAAATCTGGCGCGGGTATGACCGCTAAAGGAGTTGCAAAATATCGTAGGCAGAATCCAGGTAGCAAATTAAAAACGGCGGTTACAGCTAAAAAAGTAAAACCTGGAAGTAAAGATGCGAAGCGGCGCAAATCATTTTGCGCAAGATCTGCTGGACAAATGAAGAAGTTTCCTAAAGCCGCGAAAGATCCTAATTCACGGTTAAGACAAGCCCGTCGCCGATGGAGGTGCTAACAGATGCCAACTAAGAAAAAACCAGCCAAGAAGACAGGTGCTAAACCAACTAACCCCGCGTTGTATTCTCGCGTCAAAGCAGAAGCAAAACGTAAGTTTGCAGTCTATCCATCCGCTTATGCAAACGGTTGGCTAGTGAAAACCTACAAGAAGCGCGGCGGGGGCTATAGAAATGGCTAAGCCAAAAGGCGGTTTAACTGCATGGTTTGGTAAAGGTAAAAAGGGGGACTGGGTAGATATCGGTGCCCCTAAAAAGAATGGCAAGCGCCAAGCGTGCGGACGTAAATCAACTAAAAAAAGTGGTAAAAGAAGCTACCCTAAATGTGTACCAAGAGCTACAGCCAATAAAATGACTGCAGCACAACGAAAAAGCGCCGTAACTAGGAAAAGAGCGGCGGGAAACCCAGGAGGAAAACCAACTAATGTAAAAACGTTTGTAAGAAAGAAGAGGAATAAAAAATGAGTGATAAAGGCATAGTAATACCTACATACGCCATCCCGCTAGTAGTCAGTTTGTTTGTTGGTGCTATATCTTATGGCGCGGCACAAGCAAATGCCGAAACTACAACTAAAGAAGTCAAACGCATCGAAGTCATAGTGAAAGAGACAGCTAAAAAAGCGCAAGAGAACGGACAAGCGCAAGCTGTAACTAGCACTAAAGTTGATGCGATTGTTGATTCTTTGGCTCGACAAGAAAAAATTCAAGAAAAGACTAATGAGCAGATCCAAGCGTTAGTAGCGGCTCTTTTAGCTAAAGGATGAGAATGGTGTTCGCTTTACTATTCTTCGTCAATGGCGAAGTAGTAGAAGAGCAGACACAATATTTTTACAAGAAACAGCACTGCCTATACATGTGTCAAGAATTGGCAAGACCCTCGCGTAGATACGAGGCAGTTGACTGTGTGTGCAGGGTTATGTGGGTTGATGCTAGCAAGACGGGGATCAAATGAAGCAGCTTGCTTTCGTTTTATTTCTACAAATGTGGAGTGGTGGAATGGTTACAGAAACCATCCGCATCGCTGTGTGGGAGGATATCAACGTGTGTGTGTACTTTGCAAGAAAAATCAGCTTACAAGCTCAAAATGAGTATGACGTCCCCGTGTCAGCTTATTGCATTCCGGAGTATGTTGATCCTGAAACAACGGAGATATTTCAATGATTAGTGGTCAAGAT